TGATGTTGTTATAAAGAAAAAAAAGAAAAAGGTGGTAATCAAGGAGCCTGAAAAAACCGTTCAAGAAGAGAAGCCCAAACCAAAACCAAAGAAAAAACTGGTCATCGTAAACGAGTTAGTGGATGATTCAACATATAAATTCGATACAAATTATTTGGATTACTTATATCCAAATGTGAATGATGAGAACTTTATGACAAAACTATCATCACATAAAGAATTCGATAATACCAAATATGATGGTAAAGTATACAAAATCAAAGATCGTTCCGATGAATTATGTGAAAGTGAATTTGAATTGATGCCGCATCAAAAATTCGTAAAAAATCTTATGTCTTTTAATACACCATATAATAGTTTACTTTTGTTTCATGGACTAGGAACGGGTAAAACATGTAGTGCTATTGGAATTTGCGAAGAAATGCGTCTTTACATGAAGCAAGTTGGTTCAAAACGGCCAATAATTGTTGTTGCAGCGCCGAATGTCCAAGATAACTTTCGATTACAACTATTCGATGAGCGTAAATTGGTTTATAAAAATGATGAATGGAATTTGAATACTTGTGTAGGGAGTAATTTGTTGCGAGAAATCAATCCAACGCAAATTAAAAATGTAACGAAGAAAAAAATTGTCGATCAAATCAATAGTATAATTAGAACCAATTATATTTTTATTGGTTACACGCAATTAGGTAACTATATCACTAAAAAAACGCAAATCGGATTAAATATGAAATATTCAACAGAAGACAAAGAACGAATCAAGAAAAAGAAGATTAAGAAATATTTCGATAATTGTTTGATTGTAATAGATGAAGTTCATAATTTACGTATTACTGGTGATAATACCGGTTCAAATAAGAAAACCGCGGAATTATTGATGGAAGTTGCGAAAGAAAGTGATAATATGCGTATGTTATTGTTGTCTGCAACGCCAATGTATAATTCATACGAAGAAATATTATGGTTGATAAATTTGATGAGCATCAATGACGGAAAAAATTTATTAAAAACATCGGATATCTTTGATTCACATGGAGAGTTTCAAAAAGGTAAAAACAAAGGACAAGAATTATTGATTCGAAAACTCAATGGATATGTTTCTTATGTGCGTGGTGAGAACCCATATTTATTTCCGCAACGAATATACGCCAAAAATGAAGGTTTATTATCAGATATTGTTCCAACTAAACAATTGAATAATATAAAAATTGAAAATAATTTGGATTTTTTACCTCTTTATTACAATGAAATTGGCAGTTATCAAAAAGATGTGTATGAATTTATAATCAAAAATAAGAAAGCCAAAAAAGATGAACTGTTTTCTACTTCTGCTAAAAATAAGAAGCTATTTGAGAACTTAGACTCTTTTGGATATGAATTGTTGCAAAAACCGATAGAATGTTTGAATATTTGTTTTCCAAATAGTGAATTGAATTTGAAAAAAATACCCAAAGATGTATTGGAACAAGATAGTCTAATAAGCACATTAGTCGGGAAAAGTGGTCTATCAAATGTAATGAAATATAAAACGACAATAAAAGAAAAGATAAAATATAACTTCGAATATGTAAATTCCAGTGAACGAGTATTTCATTTGGAGAACTTGCATAAATATAGTGCAAAAATGTATAATATTTGTAATATTATCAAGAAGTCAAAGGGTATTATTTTGATATATTCACAGTTTATCGATGGTGGCGCTTTACCGATGGCTTTGGCGTTGGAAGAAATGGGTTTTACTCGATATTGCAGTGATCCAAATGTTAAATCTTTATTGAAAAATCCTCCTGACCCAATCGACGCGATTACAATGAAATCAAATGAAGAAATTGAAGCTGAAATTCAAAATGCAAAGGAAGCATATGAAGAAGCAGAACAAGATTTGGAAAATTACATGGAAGCATGTGATAATGGTGAAGAATCAAAGGACACTTGCGAAGAAGTTATTCAAGAGTTGACAGATATCAGAGATAAGTATGCGGATAATTATAATGAAATGAAATCAGACTTCAAGACAGCAAAATATATTATTGTTAGTGGCGACAAATCTTATTCACCAAATAACGATGCAGACATTAAATACTTGAACCAGAGTAGTAACAGAAATGGAGAAGATGTCAAGGTTGTCATTATTTCAATGGCTGGGTCTGAAGGTATTGATTATAAAAATGTACGACAAGTGCATATATTAGAGCCATGGTATAATATGAATCGTATTGAACAAATTATCGGTCGTGGTGTTCGTAGTATGAGTCATTGTTTATTACCCTTCGAAAAACGTAACACGGAAATATTTTTACATGCTACATTGAGTTATGATGATAAGGAATGTGCAGATCGGTACGTGTATCGTGTTGCTGAGAAAAAATCGATAAAAATAGGAAAAGTTACACGTTTAATAAAAGAAAATGCGGTAGATTGTTTATTGAATATTGGTCAAACGAATTTTACAAAGGAAATATTATCTACAATACCTGAAAATGAGAATATTGAAATCGAATATCCAAGTGGAGAACTGAAAACAATAAATATGGGTGATATGCCCTTTTCTAATATTTGTGATTATATGGAATCATGTGACTATAAATGTAATGGTAAAGAAGTTGAAGAATTCAATAATGTAACCAATAATAAATTATTTGTAACAAATAATGAAATGATCAAGAAGAAAATAAAAAATCTTTTTTTGGATATTCCAGGAGAGAGTAAGGGGAAGTTTTATTTCAAACTTGATGAGTTGATTGAATCAATCAATATAAGAAGTAATTATTCATTAGAACAAATATATTTTGCAATAGAAGAATTATTGAATAGAAATGATAATATATATGATAAATACGATAGAAAGGGAACATTAGTAAACAAAGGAGATTATTATATGTTTCAACCATTGGAAATAACTGACGAAAATGCATCTATATATGAACGGTCTAATCCAGTGCATGTCAAGCATTCGGAAATACATGTTCAAATTCCAGAGATAGTTAAGGAAGAAGAAAAAATAGAAATAAAGACTACCAATATCATATCATCTATAATGGAAAAAATGGAAATTATATTTGAAAATAAGTCGTCCAAAAATAAATCTTTGTTATTTTACACGTGTTTTACAGTTATTTCTGAACATTTGAAAAAAGAATATAGCATCAAAAAAACAAATATAGAAAAAATGGTGATGAGTCACATATTAGATTCTGTATCAAATGAAGAGAAAATAAAGCTAATTGAACATATATACAAAGATGATTGGACCCCTAAAAATGAATATGAAATATTAATGAAATATTACTTTGATGAAAAGATAATCATTACGGACGATGGTGGAGAAATGGCAATTATTATAGAATTGAATGGTAAAAATGAGGTATTGATTTTTAATAATAATATATGGTCAACTGGAGAATTTACGGATCGACGTAAATTTTTCGATACCACGTCATTTAAAGAAAAATACTTGATTACCAATATCGATAAGAATCTGAATGATGTTTACGGTTTCTTCGCAGAAGTCAAAGGTGACACTGAAAAGGTTTTTAAAATACGCGATTTGTCTGACAAAGTAAATAAAAAAGGGGCACGTGTCTTGCAAATGCAAAACAAGGATATAATAACAAAAATCAATAAAACAATTGGCGAAGAAAATCGTTATACTTTAGAAAATATAGATGGTTTATTAGATACAAACTCAAAAGATTCTAGAATGAAATATAGTATTTTGTTGGAAATGTTAATGCGTAATAATAATATGAACGGTTCTAAAAAGTGGTTACTCAGTCAGGAGCAAATCAACATAAACAAAATAAATGATTATAGAAAAAATTGAAATAAATTAATACATAAAAAATAAACGCATACTATATTATGAATAAAGACGAAAAGAAAGAAGCAAAATATTATGGCGTTTACATAAAATCTATATTGGAGAAAAAAGTCAGCGTGCCCATTACTCAAATTGGAAGAAACATAAAAGAAGTGTTGGAAAATAAAATAAATGAGTCGATTTCGGGTAAGTGTATAAGTGAAGGATTTGTGCGTCCAAATTCTATTATTATTACAAGTTATTCATCTGGTATGGTGCAAAATGAAGATGTTGATTTTGTAGTTATATTTGAATGTATGATTGCCCATCCGGTAGAAAATCAATGGTTGGAATGTCAAACGCAGACGATTACAAAGGCTGGTATACACGCGCGTGTAATGGATGGTGATACTATACCAGTGCATGTATTTATTGCAAAAGAACATCATACCAGAGACGATTATTTCAATTCAATAAAGGAGAATATGAATATCAAAGCAAAGGTTATTGGTATTCGATATGAATTAAACGATCCGTATATTTGTGCGATATGCAAGTTGTTAGAAACAGAGACTATTAGAGTGCCTCGAAAGAAATAAATATGAACTAATATAAATAATAAACTTTATATTAGTGAAATGGATGATCTCAACATTATTAAGGAGAAAATAGAACATTTATCCAAAGAAAGACATATAGAAATTCTCAAAATACTAAACCAATTTCCAAGTGTAGTAATGAATGAAAATAAAAGCGGTGTTTTTATTAATATAACCACTTTGGAACAAGAACCATTGAATTCACTCGTTGCATATATGAAATATATAGACGAGCAAGAAGAAAACCTGAAAACAATAGAATATCAGAAAAAAGAATTTGAAGATAATTACTTTACAACTATAAAGTAATATATGAGAAACTTTAGCATAATTGTCGGTGTGAATAATTTGAATGGTATTGGATACAAAGGTAAACTACCATGGAAAAATAATATTGACATGTCCTTTTTTAAAACATTGACAACAAGCACAAGCGATGCAACAAAGATGAATGCAATTATAATGGGTCGGAATACATTTGAAAGTTTACATGAGAAGCCATTAAAAGAACGAATGAATTATGTAATTACAAAAAAAAAATACGAAAATGTGCCATGTTATCCTTCATTAAATGATTGTTTGATTGATTTGAAAAACAAAGACGAAATTGAAAAGGTATATATTATTGGAGGAGGACGATTATATAATGAAGCAATCCAGCATGAAAATTGTGAAAATATTTTTTTGAATAAACTAAACAATATGAACATATGTGATACTTTTTTCCCTTGTATTCCTGATAATTTTATTGTATTTAATAAATTGAAAATAGACGATAATGTCACCAGTTTTTTATACTTAAAAAATAATTTGTAAAATGAGTTAAAGATGAGTATATAATATATACTGATGTCTTTGTATCACCAAATTTTCGTAAAATCTTCATTTAACGAAAATAATTTAAATGCGTTGAAGAGTCATATGTTAGATGACGATTTTTTGAATTCAGTAAAAAATGACGAAGTTATAGAAGAAACTGTTGAAAAAATAGAAGAATCAAAACCAACTATTATGGAGCGTAATGACCCTTTGTTTTGGCTTATGTATATAAGTATTTATGGAACCAAAGAATATGAAATTATGCAAAATGGGTTTGACAATTTACTTATGAATGAAAAACAAAAAATAGGTAGCTATTTCAGCAGTCATCCAAACTTGATGAAAAACGTAAATACAAAATTAACGAAGAAAGACGTGCAAATGATTATTTCGAATATAATGACAAATAATGAAGTTGATATAGTGATGTTATATGCCTTTAGTATATATTACAAAAGGTCTATTATTTTAACAAATAAGAGAAGCTATTTGCACATCAAACCAGATGAATTTGATAGCACTATTATTATACTGAAATCAAAAGATGGATATGGATTTGATAATTCATTGACCGAAGAACATATAATAAAGAATTATTTTTGTATGAATAAATATGATCAACCCATGATGGCAATATCCAAATACAAGGTAAGTGATCTGAAAAGTATGATGGAAGAAACTGACCTTAATATATTCAATGATGATAAAAAAACCATCTATTTTGAATTAAATCGGTATTATAATTGGTAAAAAAATTGAATTATAAATAATATATGAATTAATTATATATTATACCATGGAAAATAAGGACAATGAAAACAAAATTCAAGATCCGAAGGATATGTTGAATTATATGCTTTCAGACTATTTAGCAAATAATCCGTTACAACGAAAAGATAACAAAGTCAGTGAAGTCGAAATGAGATTTGGCAACAAAAATAATTCTATTTCGAAGATTGATTATGACAATGTAGTCCAGACTTTGCGTAATAATGGATTTGTCCCTGAAACGCCGAATGGGTTTCATAGTTTGCGTATTATTCCTGATTATAGAGACCAAAATGGGGTATTGAAGCGTTCGAATATTCGTGCTGAAATCATTGGTGTCGATTTGATTCAAGAATATTGTAAAACAAATAGTTTGCAAAAGCTATTGGATATGCCTTCTATGAATTATGAAAAGTTGAAATTCACTCAAAAGTCATTACCCAAAAAAAATGAATCATTGATATACCCTGTGGAATTCAAAGACTTTAATACGAAGGTTTCATATCAATTGGAAGGAACGTTTAATGCACGTTCTAATATTGCGCAAACTATTATCAAAGAGTGGGATAATAATAAAAAGATATTTCGTTTATTGAATCGTGTGCGCTTTGTTCATGAAACTCTTCCTATATTTGCAGATTTAAGTATTGTGAAACAATCGAAGTCTGCGAATGGTGGTCGAAACCCTATCAAATATTACTCTATTCAAGATGCAGACTTGTTTTCGTGCTTAGAAAAATATGAAATTGAACTGGAATTGGATAATGCAAAAATGGGTGCCGGAACCGAATATAATAGCCCAGAAAGTATTGTAAAATTGATTAAGAAAAGTATGCGTATCGTTTTGAGTGGACTACAAGGAACGAACTTTCCAATATCTTATGTTGAATATGAAAACATCCAACATGAGTATATGGAAACTATCCATGGACAAGAATATAAGCGTTCTACAATAACTTCCAAGAATTTCATCGGTCCTTCTTCATTACCTTTGAAATTGAAAAATGTAGCGCTTGTTGATGAAAACTTAAAAATACCAAACATTCGTAAGAATTATACTGTAACAGATAAGGCCGACGGTGATCGTTGTTTATTGTTTGTCAATAATAGTGGACGCATATATTTAATCAATTCCAATATGGATGTTATCTTCACTGGATCGAAAACAGTATCAAAAGAGTTGTTTAATAGTATAGTGGATGGTGAACTCATATTGTTTGATAAAAATAAAAAGTATATCAATTTATTTGCGGCATTTGATATTTATTACAAAAACAGAGTGAGCTATAGAGAAAATAAGTTTTATCATTCGGAAGGAGACGAGGATTTACCTGAACCGCCTATTTATAGACTCGAAGTTTTGAATGCGTTTGTAGACTTATTGAACCCGCAAAATGTAGTGAATGTAAAAGATTCTTGTGAATTCCAAATTATATGCAAAACGTTTAGTAATGGTCTAGGGCGAGATATATTCTCGGCATGTTCAGAAATATTGACAAGTATACAGGATGATACGTATAAATATAATACAGATGGATTGATATTGACGCCATGTGATAAGGGTGTTGGTGGAGATGAACCAAATAAATCAGGACCTTTATCAAAGTTCACTTGGAAGCATTCGTTGAAATGGAAACCTATGGAATTTACCACAATTGACTTTTTGGTAACTGTCAAGAAAGACAAAACCGGAAAAGACGAAATTCACAATATATTCCAAAGTGGTATGAATACAACTGACGAACAAAATGTTTTGCAATATAAGACTATGATTTTACGATGTGGATACAGTAAAGGCGATCACGGATATTTGAACCCATTCAACGATTTAATAAATGACACGCTTCATATAAGCGATAGAGACAATGAAAATGCATACAAACCCGTCCCGTTTTATCCAACCAAGCCATATGACTCGAATGCTTGTTTCGCAAATATATTATTAAAGAAAAATGGTGAACATATGTCTTTGTTTAGTGAAGAAGGTGAAATCTTTGATAACAACATGATTGTCGAGTTCAGATATGATATTACAAAAAGTGATGGGTGGAGATGGGTTCCGTTACGTGTGCGTTACGATAAAACGGCGCAATTATTACGTGGTATACCAAACTATGGAAATGCATATCATGTAGCTAATGATACATGGCAAGTTATTCACGCTCCAATCACTCGTGAAATGATGAGTAGTGGTCAAAACATTCCAGATTATATTGAAGAAGAAGATGAAGAAGTGAGCGATGTCAATAAAAAGGCTTACTACGAAATCAATAATAAGACCAATTCAGACAAGTCGCGAGGAATGCGAGATTTCCATAATTTGTTTGTGAAACGCAAGTTGATTGGTTCTATGTCTACTCGTGGTGACACACTGATTGATTATTCCGTTGGAAAAGCGGGCGATTTACCTAAATGGACAAAGTCGAATTTGAAATTCGTTTTGGGTATAGATATCAACAAAGACAATATACATAACCACAAGAATGGTGCTTGTGTCCGATATTTGGAACAAAAAATGCAGTATAGAGATCCAAAGAACTTCTTGACTTCGATATTTATCAATGGAAACAGTGGATTAAACATAAGAAACGGTGATGCATTTAGTAAAGAGTTTACAAGTGAAAAAGAAAAGGAAATAGCAAATGCACTGTTTGGCAAAGGACCCAAGGATCCAAAGGTTATTGGTCAAGTAGTATATGACAATTATGGAGTGGGTGAAGATGGTTTCACAGTGAGTTCATGTCAGTTTTCGTTGCACTACTTCTTTCAAGATGAACGTTCATTGAATGCATTTGCAAGGAACTTGGCAGAATGCACAAAATTGAACGGTTATTTCATAGGAACATGTTACGATGGAAAGAAAATATTCGATATGTTAAAAGACAATCAAAAGGAAGAGTCTATAATCATAATGAATGGCAGCGAGCGCCAATTCGAAATTACGAAGTTGTATTCGCAAACGGGATTTTCACCAGATGAGACTAGCTTAGGATATGGAATAAATGTATTTCAAGATTCAATTGGAAACACACATCACGAGTATTTGGTGAATTTCGAATATTTCACACGCGTCATGGAAAATTATGGATTCGTTCCTTTAACAATGGAAGAAGCAAACAATGCAGGATTGCCAAATGGAATTGGAAATTTCGAAGAGTTATTCCGTCAAATGGAAAATGAAGTGAAAGTGAATGACAAACTGAAATATGAATACAAACGCGGTATACACATGACACATAAAGAAAAACAAGTGTCATTCTTGAACAATTACTTTGTGTATCGCAAAGTTCGTAATGTCAGTGCTGAAAAGTTGGAAAAGAATACTTTGAAGAAAGATGTGGAAGAAATTGAGATCAAACCTTCTCCGGAACCATTACCAAAGACCGCGGAAAAACAAGAAGAACCACCAAAGAAGATCATTATTAAACGCAAGAAGAAAGTGCAAATACCAAAATAATAACTGTTTTAATAAATACACATAAAAATATATTATAATCCATATTATGATATATTTTTTATTACCAAACGTCAATGTTATTATAGATATGAAATGCATTTTTTTAGATGAAAATGAATCATATGTTTCGAACTCATTATGTAATTATTTGAACGTAATGAAAAAGAAAATAGACCATTTTGAAGGAGATTGGGATATATTCAAAAAATATACGAATCCATTTGAATATATAAATACAATTATACCAAAGAAGAATGTATGTATTTCGAAAATAAAACCATTATCGCGTTCATTTTATAAAATGATTGAATTAATAGATATGTTTGATTTATTGGAAAATGTTTCAGTAAATATGAAAAGTTTTCATATTGCGGAGGGACCAGGTGGGTTTATCGAAGCACTCACTATGAAACGTAACAACGTAAACGATAGTTATGTGGGAATGTCTCTCGTAGATGACAAAGACGATAAAAATATACCTGGATGGAATAAATCAAGACAGTTTTTGGAGAAAAATAGAAATGTGTTTATTGAAAATGGAAAAAATGAAGATGGTGACATATTGAATATTGACAACTTTGATTACGTTATTGATAAATACTCTAATATAGATATGATAACAGGTGATGGAGGATTTGATTTTTCGATAGATTTTAATAATCAAGAAGAAGTTATGTTTAGATTGTTATACGCTCAGGTGTGTTATGCATTATGTATGCAGAAACAAGGAGGTTGTTTTATTTTGAAAATATTTGATTGTTTTATGAAACGAACAATTGACTTATTGTATTTATTGTCATCGTTTTACAAAAAAACGTATATAACAAAGCCACAAACCAGTCGATATGCAAATTCTGAAAAATATATTGTTTGTAAAGGGTTTTATAAATCAGTAAATAAAGGAGTATTGCGTAACGTGTTTATTCAAATTTTAGAAAGTGAAAACATAAATAGTATTATAGATACTAGAATCCCTGAATATTTCATAAATAAAGTTGAAGAAATGAATGCTATATTTGGTCAACAGCAAATTGACACGATAAATAATACGATGAAGCTCATTGAAAATAAACAGAAATCAGATAAAACCGAGAATTTAGTAAAAAACAATATACAAAAATGTATTCACTGGTGCACTAAACATAATATTCCATATAATAATATTACGTATAACTCTTTTATCAATGATTAAATGGCGTTTGATATTTTACGAACACTGCAAATTTTCATTGTGTCTGAATATTTTGTGAATGTTGGTGTTTTCTTCATAGGGTAACCGACTTTATCTTTCACTGTATATCCATAATCAGATACGCCATACGCAAGAGCATTAGCAGTTTGATTACCAAATGCAGTTCTATAAGAATCTCCAACTGTAGTA